AAGTAGGTGTATCACTAGCTCCACTTACTGCACTTAAAGCTACACCTCTTGTACTAACACCAGAACTTGAATCCCAATAAAACACACCTCCTGATGCATTATCTGCTCTAGGAGCCATAATTAAGTCCTCACCATAGTTGTCATGAGTCCAAAGTCTTAAATTTGTTCCTGCAGTATCAGAACTACCCCATGTTCCTCTTCCCCAATTTCCTGCACCCCAACCTGTAGATTGGGCATATGAGTCTGTTCCAGTATTTATTTGATAAGAACCATCAACACCTGAACCGCCATTACCTGAATCACTAGAATTAGCAGTTACTGTATCTCCACTTGTATCTTTTGCAGTTATATTATAAGTATTCGCAGTTAATACTAAATCAATTTGATATTCTTGATTTAATACTGCAGCCGTTACATTACCACCTAAAGAAACAGCACCTGAAATAGTAACGAAATCACCATTCTGTGCACCATGAGAACTGTCTGTAACTGTTAAGGTAGACGAACCATTAGTAGCTGAAAAGGTTATGCTATTAGTTGAAGTCTTTCTAATAGGAGTAATATCATTATAAGCACCACCTAATTCTATGTAATACTTTAAATGAGTTCCAACTCCCATATAATCAGTACCTGCTAAATCCTGCCAATTATGCAATCCCCTACAAGTACCTTTAAAGGTATTACTTGAAATTCTTTGCCAACCACCTATCTTTTCAGGTTTACCTCCTCTAAATCTGATTTTATCGGAATCATACCAAGCATTATTATCAGTATACTGAGTACCATCTTTATAGACTCCTGGATTAAATTTAAACTTAGTTAGCGGCATTATGCTGTCCTTTTTCTACTTCTATTTTTACTTTTACCTACAATTCTCAAATTTTTACTGGAATTATTATGTGGATTTCCATCTCTATGATGGACATCTTTTCCATCACCCTTCTTTATTCTTCCTTCTTTTTTCATCTTATAATTAGCTCTATTACGAGCCATTCTATCTTTAACCTGTTTAGGAGAACTGTGATAATTTTTATATTCTTTTTCGTAATCTCTAGTTTTTTTATGAGTCATGTAACATCCTATCTCTAAGTCTTTTTGCTCGATCTCCTACTTGCGTAGCCCATTTTGAGTCCATCATTTCTACTGCGGCTTTTTCAAAATCTGAAACTTGTAATGCTGATAAAAAATTCTTAAAACCACTTAAACGAGGATAGCCTAAGTTAAAGCACATATTGGCTACTATTCTTTGACGATTATCGTCAAGACTTCGCCACCAAGGTTCTTTCATGTCTAATTCATCACAAACTATTTGTATGTCATTATCCAAACATTCTCTAATTCTTTGCTCAGAAATAGGAGTACCTACTGGCTTTCCGTACTCTTCATCTTTTTTAGTTATTAAATGTCCTACTCCTAAAGTCTCATAACCAAGATGATCTAAATAGATTTCATATTTAAAACCTTCATCAGCAATAAGCTCTTTCATTAGTTTCTCTTTATCCATCATCTTCTTCCTCATCATCAAGACTTCTATAATATTCAACAATCGCCAAAATATCTCTCGTATAACGCTTAATCTCTGCCATATTATTGCTAATATTTTCATAATCTTTAGTAGTAAGTGCGTAATAAGCCTGTCTCGGAGCCTTTCCTTCTTCTACCAGTTGTAGATATTCTTGTAATATCTCTGGTGTTAATATCTCCCAATCTACAGTAACCAGTTGCATTTCCATTGGTAATGGAGGATGAAACATAGGTGGTCTTTCTTCTATATTCACTACTTCCACTGGTTTTGTCTTTACTCCTCCAAACTGAAACATAGAACAGGCACTTAAAGCTAATAAGATAAAAGACATAAATAAAAATTTAATTATCTTCATTTACTCGCCTCCATCGCCATCTACTTTTTTTTTACCCTTACCTTCTGGTTCTTCAGGCTCATCGAACTGATTAGGGTCAGTAAGTTCTACCAAGCCATCAAAAACACGCTTGGTTGCCTTATTAACCTTACCTTCCAGTAGTTTTGGTTTTGCCATAGCTAAAGCATCTAAGTCATGGCGAGCAAATGTTTGTTTTAAAGCATTTACTTCACGCATACTTTCTTGATTTTTCTTAGATAGATTATCTATCTGAGCGTAAGTTTTTTTCTGCTCCGCTAATTGTTTTTTTATCTGCTCATTTTGTTTCTTAATTTCTCCCTCAAGAACAATGGCATTACCTTTTAAAATAGCAATTTCATCATTAAGTTTTCCAATCCAGAAGTAAGAACCTCCAGCAACTAATAATAGTGCTATGCCTAAACCTATTGATAATTTCATATATGCTCCTTAAAAACCTTCCCCTGCCAATTTAGAGCAGGAGCAGACTGACTCCAAACCGACAGGGGTCGGCTAATTTGCTAATGGATTTCCGCTACTATCTTCTAATTTAGATATATCTTCTTCCGCCTTTCTCATCGCTACAGATAAACCTTCTAGTTGTGCTTTCAAAATGCTGGTATCTGGTATTTCTATACCATCTATTTCTTTTTCAAGATATTCCACTGAAGTTTCTATACTTGCAAATCTTTGTTCTATTGCTTGTTGGGCATCTTCTGTTTCACCCAATCCACCTATCTTCTTTTCTAAATTCTCTAATCTATTAACATACCCAGCACCTGCATAACCAAATCCTGCTAATGTGCTTACAATAGTTGCTAAAGCTATTAATTGTCCTGCCTTTGATTTAAACCATTCCATATTACTCTCCTAATGTATTGTTACTTCATTATCGACACTTTCAAAATAACTTTCCATATCAAATAAATCTGTTAATTCACCTACAACAACTAAGCCATCTTTAATTTCTTTAGCTACTAATGTCGCATCAATAATATCTAAAGCCATAATGCTAGGACCAGAAAATGTTTCACCATCTACAGTAATTTCTGTTAAATAAATCTTCATAAATTAGGTTGTTGGTTAATTAAATTTTGCATAATATTAAGATTTGATCTTGCTAAACCATAAAATGCGTTTATGTTGTCTGAAATTGAAGCATCCGCATAAATTGCTTTAGACTCATACCATGTTTCAGCTTGAGGAATAGTAGCTTCTCTATACGCATCAAAACCAGGAACATATCCTAAAAATGCTACCAGTGTTGACTCATCACCATACTGTCCAGTTTCTTCTTGAGTTGTTTGTCCTGCTTCTTGTTGTTCTTTTATATTATCGGCAATTATCTGGTCTGCTATTTGGTCTGCTTCTGATGCGGTCATTACACCTGATACAGCAGTATCTATTTGACCTTGCATATCGGTTACTTGCACATCTGCCATAACCACTTGGGGAGTAGAATCAAAAGTTGGTAACGCAGTTATTACTGTAGTTACATTACTAACTGTTTGGGTACTGCCACCCATACCACTCGTTGACCCCATATCCTGATTTAAACTTAATACTGTATTGGTTTGTACTTGTGCAGTTTGTATCTGGTCTGAAATACTGGGCGAACTACTGGTAGAAACACCACCACCAGAAGCCGCACTAGCTACTGCGGTTGTAGTAGTGTTACCTGCTGAACCACTTCCACCTGAAGAACCACCATAACCAGAGGTACTACCCCCTGAACTCGTAGAACCCCAACCACCTGTTCGTGATGTTGTCCCTGCTGTAGTCCCTGAAACACTATTAGAGGCAGCCTGTATGGTACTAGCAACTACATTTAATTGAGCAGCCGTTATTCCTCCTTTCTTTTCTTCTTCTTCAGCTAGTCTTTCTTCTAAGACTTCTTCTTCTGCTTCTGCTAATCGTTCTTCCTCTATTTCTTCAAAGATTTCTTCTACTACTTCTTCTTCAAAAACTTCCTCTATAAATTCTTCTTCAGGTTCTTCTAGTATTTCTTCAATTTCGGCTACTAATTCTTCTTCAAAGATTTCTTCTTCTTCTAATTGTGCGAGTTCTTCTTCGTACCACTCATCCAGTTCTTCCACAGTTTCAAACTCTATGTAAGTTTCTAAGTCCTCATAATCTTCTACTAAAACAGTTTCGTGAAAGACAAACTCCTCAATTAATTCTTCACTGGTATCAAAAGGCAGTGGATTTGGCTCAAATTCATCATAAGAAACTAAATAAACTTCTTCTATATATTCATAAGTTTCTACAAATTCATCATAAATATCCATTTGTGCCTCTAATTCTTCCCATGTTTCCAATGAAGAACTATCCCACTCTATCCAGCCTTCATTATCAAAAGCTACATCTGTTCCATACCATTCATCTACCTGTGTTTGTCCAAATTCTTGTAGGTCAATTTCATACCATTCAGCATCAGTAAAATACATATCTGCGTATGGGTCATCGTCAATCCAATACTCATCTTCATAACCATACTCATCTTCATAGCCGTAGTTTTCTTCATAGCCATAGTCAAATTGTTCTTCTTCAACATAATAAGCTACAGAAGCTTCAGTCGTATAACCAGCACAAGAAGGACTGTATTGAGGATCATCTTCACACTGTTGGTCATCATAAGCACTCCAGTAAGAAGGACACTCCTGACTATAAAGCTGAGTGATATTACATTGTTGTGTTAAATAAGCTGCTGCGTAACCATCACAACTTTCACTGTGTAAAGAATTTAATGCACATTGTTGAGCCAGATAAGCTGCTGCGTAACCAGCACAATTTACTGAAGTTAAAGGAGTGGTTGCACAAGCCGATTGATCTGTGCCATCACCATACAAAGAACCCCCATCCTCTAATAAAGTATTCACTGCATTACTACTGGAGTTCCAATCATAACTAACACAAGTTCCAGCTATGTTAGTCGTTCCTGTATTACATTCGTCAAAGAAATGATAAGTATAAATCTGTGAGGAACTTCCCTGTTCTCCTATCAAAACATCGTGACTAATAATATCCAGTTCACCATAGCGATACTCATAAGTATTATTGGGATATAACCAGACTTCTATACTGTTATCAGAATTAGCACGATTATATTCCCTCATGTTATACCAGCCAAATATAGTGTAATCATCAAAGGCTTTAGCTCTCATCGCTGAACCACCATCTTTTATTAGGTCGGTCCAAAACACAAATAAAGTATTAGTGTATTGAGGCAACGGATCAGGTGTGTAATCCCCACAATAACTGCCTGTCAAATTAAAATGCAAACAACCATTAGTAGCCATTCTCGCTTTGGTAAAGTCATTACCATAAAAGGTAAAGGTAAAGCCTAAATCGAAGGCTGGTGAAACTGAATCATCATTTGATCCTAACCCTGTTGACCCTGCTGAATTGGTTTGCAAGTCATATAAATCTTGATTAGCTTCGTAAATGTAGTCAGCTTTAAGCTGAGTAACACCTAACGCAAAAACACCAGCTAAAATTAAACTGGCTGCAAAACACCAAGTCAATCCATTATCTTTAGCTTTAGTTCGTGGCGTTTTTATTCCATTCATTTACGCAACTCCATCTACTTCTTCTAAGACCATCTAAGTCTCCTTGCACATGCTTAGTGTCTTTACATGCCTTAATGAATTGTTTTCTTTTCATCTTGTAATCAGGTCTTGCAGTTCTGTCTGCTTTCCAACCTTCTGAGGCTTCCTTACCAATCTTGCCCATGTAAGGACAAGGCGTACCTGCCATTTCCATTGCTTGAAATACCCTTTCATCTTGGCAAAGTATAGATACTGCTGCTACCTTCATACCCATATCGTAGATGTACTTACTTAGCTTTAATCTTTCACAATTTTCATCTCTTATAGTTCTGCCACCTGAAATACCAAATACTTGACCTTGAAAAGCTCCTGAACGACCTGTAGTACACAAATCCTGGCTATAGCTCATAATTGATGGAGCGATTGCCGATGCAGGAGGAGCCTTAGTTTCTATTTCCTGTTTAATTGTTTGCGTGGTGTTGGATTCGTTAATATTCCGATTCGTATTATCGCTAACACTGTTGTTGTTATTCGTATTGGTATTGTCTGTTTCCACCTTAGAGTCGGATGTGGATTGATTCACATTGGTATTGGTGTTATTTGAGGTACTGGTACTCGTACTGTTATTCGTGTTGTTGTTCGTATTCACATTGGTATTGCTACTGGTACTCGTATTCGTATTATTCGTGGTACTTGTATTATTTGAATTAACTGTGCTATTGACTGTACTGTTACTGGTGTTGTTATTTACATTGGTGTTAGTCGCTGTTGATGTATTTACATTCGTATTATTAGCAGTCGTTGTATTGTTATTTGTGTTCGTTGCTGTACTGGTATTTACATTAGTGTTATTGCTCGTATTCGTATTAACATTAGTGTTGGCATTTGTATTCGTTGCCGTTGTCGTTGTCGTATTTGTGTTGACATTGGTGTTGGCATTCGTATTAGTTGCTGTGCTAGTAGTCGTTGTCGTATTGGTATTGGTGTTCGTATTGGTATTGGTGTTGGTATTCGTATTATTTGTCGTGGTATTGTTCGTAGTATCTAACGAATTTTGCTCACAAAACTCAGTACCAGCAGTACAATCAGGGTTTTCAGGTTCGTTTTCTGCTGATCGCAAAGAAACAGAACCAAGAAGTCCTATACATATCCATATTGTTATAAAAAGCAATGCTTTTGCTTTCATTTTTAACCACCTTTATCTGCTCCTTTTTTTGTTATTTTTTCTTTGCTTCTTGCTTTGCTTTTCCTATATTTAAAGCACAAACATCCACAATCTTATAAAGTTTACCTATAAACTTATCGTCTTTAGGTGTTGGTGTAATAGCTGCTATTGCAGAAGCAATCGTTACTAATACACTTATAGTTAGTCCAATCATTATTAACATAACTTTCTCCTTATTCTGTTAATGGGTTAAAGACTCCCTGCTCAATTAGTCTCTCTCTGTTTTTTAAATGAAGCTCTGCCACTTCGCTCTTATTCTGGGCTGAGTATGGAACGGCATGGTAACACTCGATCATGTCCTCATTCACATTCACATCATTCACCCAAATTTCTGCTATAGCTCTACCAAATTTCCCTTTTGATTTTTTGAAAGTCTTAATGACTATTTTCTTTTTTTCTTGTACCTGTTCTTGGCTTAACCAATTCTCTAAGAATTTCTTTGCAAGTTTCCCCCTCGCCTTCTCATCCAAATCTCGTGTACGGCTTTCAGGGGTATCAATACCAGCCATCCTAACACGAACAGAATGAAGCACATTGAAGCCAAGATCAAGAACAACATCCACAGTGTCACCATCGACCACCTTCTTAATTTCCTTACACTTATACTCATACATTACTTCTTATCTTCTCCTTTAAAACTCTTGGAAGAACCGCTAGTTCCTGCATATAGTCCAAACCAAGCTGCACCCGCACCTACAATAACTGAAATTAAACCAGACTGTTCAAATGATGGTTCTGCTAATTCCATAAACCACATCACAGTATAATAAAGCAGAAAGATATAGACTGTTAAGAAAGCTCTGGGAAATATACGCCAGCTATCTACAGCTTGAGCTAAGAAAATCCATCTTTGATGTGGGTTTTTCATACCCTCATCTTCAAGTTCTCTTATTTTGTCTTTTAAAGCTGATTTTTCTTGTAATAGTTCCATGAACTTATTAAGGTCAATCTCGACCTCATTCCTGTCCATATCGCCACCAAATCTACTCCTGTCATCACTCATTTTAAAAACTCCAAATAAGCAGTAAATCCTAAAAACATCGTATATAAGCCAAGAATCATCTTATCTATCTTGTCAAAGCGTTTGCTTCCTGCTTCTAGCCTTTTCTCTATGTTTTCATAGCGAATTGAACACACATCTTCATGTGCTTTTAACTTTACATCTAAATTATCAACTGTCTGACTCATCTTTTTCATTCTTATTGTTATTTACCGATCCTTCATACATAGCTAATGCTGTTATACGAATATCTAATTCATATTGCAGTATACCCATTTGCTCCTGTATTCCTTGAATCTCATTCTTTATTCTTTCTGAATAAGCTAACTTAGTTTCAAGTAAAGGGTCTTTACTCTCTTCTATTTTATTATTTTCTTTATTCATTCTGCTCCTCTTCAATTATGTCCCAACAATTCAAATTTGCTGCAACTGTTCTTCTCTCACCCTCCCCGAAGAAAGGATATACCATGTGCTGTAAGCCTGATGGGAACATATACTGTACCCCTATCTCTGGCTTAACCACTGCACTTTGCGGAGGAAATAATCGGTCTGAATCAATTAAACTATTTCTTCCATAATTAAATGCCAAACAACCATCACAGTCTCCTGAACTATTATATAAACTGTATTCAGGTGTTCCTGATGTCGGTTGGTCTAATATCTGTTGGGGTACTTTAGTCCAAGTCGTTGTAGATATACCCATAATCGTTTTAGTGCCGTGATCATGTATAGGGTTGTAATCTCCTTCAAAACTATGAACCGACCAGAGTTCATCTAAGGCTATTTGTTTATTAGTTTTAAACCGAACTCCTGTAGTCTCAACAAAATGATTGATATAGGTTGCTCCTAAATCACACAAATACGCTACATAAGGCTGAATACGCTCATCGTCAGTTGGGGGAATATTAAGCTGTTCGCCCTGATGGATTTGTCCTACCAAAGTTTTAGCTAAAGATTCTCTCTCCTCGTCTTCTCGTAATTCATCCAGATAATCGTTTAAACCATCTACTACCTTATCAGGTATTTCTGCCTTCAGCATAAACAAAGCTGGCATCGTATAGATGTCAACAGTGCCTTCACCATCTGCTCTTTCGTAAGCCATCGTTACGAAGATGGAATAGTATAATCTGGGTCTGGTACTGGATCGTCAGGGGGATTAGTAATTACGCTGTCGTACTGACTCGCAAATACAATGTCCCAATGTGAAGTTGGGCATAAAGCCGTCAATTCAGCTAATGTCCAACTGCCTTCCGCTTTGGGCGTGAAGTTGTTAGTGACATTGCCGTCTGAATCAGTCTCACTTGCGGGGATGCTTACACTAAACTCACTTTCATAGTAAGTTGAAGGACTTGCACTTTTACTGCCTTGATTATACTTCATGCCTAAATCCCACTTTTGCACCTTATTACTCTTGTTGTAGGGTACAGCCGTGATTAAGGTTTTCGTTACTGCCATTTTTTACTCCTTGTTATTATTTTCTAATACTTCGACTTTTGCCGAGAGTTCTTGTACTGCTTTGACCAGAATCGGTACGAACTTACTGTATTTAAGTCCGTATTGGTTTCCATCTTCTGATAAAGATGTTGTTAAATTAGTTTCGTCTGATATTTTATAACCATACTGTTCTTCTAATTTTTCTACTGCTTGTGCTGTAAAACCTACATCTAACTTAGCCTTTTTATGTGTGCCATCAGGTACTTGAGTATAGTCACTACCATAATCAGAACGCTGATCCCACCTATAAGTAAGAGGCTCTAAATCATTAATAAAGTTAAGACCCATATCTAAAGCGGTAAAATCTGTTTTGTCTCGTTCATCAGAAGAAACTGTCCAGTCAACTTTAATGTGGGCTTCGGTAATATTATTGTTACCAATTACAACTTCGTTACTTCCTGTCGTAATAGAACCACCCGGACTTCCTGACCTTCCAGTTTCTTTACCTAGAAATATATTGTTAGTACCAGTTGTTACATCTTCACCAGCCTTAAAACCTACTGCTACATTACTACTTCCACTGGCAGCAGTTAAAGCATGAGCCCCTACTGCTACCGCTTCAGAACCTGTCGTAATAGCATCCATAGCGTTCTTACCAATAGCTGTGTTTGAGTGACCTGTCGTGTCCGATGTTAAAGCCCGATGCCCTAAAGCCGTATTGTCGGCTGCAGTCGTACTCGCAGTTAAAGCAGTATATCCAACGGCTGTGTTACTTGCACCTGTCGTGTTTGAACCTAAAGCTATATGACCAACGGCTATATTATCGGAACCTGTAGTGTTTGCTGCTAAAGCACTTCTACCAACGGCTGTGCATGCAGCACCTGTCGTGTTTGTTGTCATAGCAATCCAACCAACTGCTGTGTTATTACCTGCATCGGTGTTTGATGTTAAAGCACCTGTACCTATACCAACATTACCTGCACCTGTTGTATTTGCTGCTAAAGCATTCGCACCAAGAGCAGTATTAGTTGTTCCAGATGTGTTTGCTCCTAAAGCAAAATAACCAACTGCTGTATTACTTGAAACTGTTGTTTGAGCGTCTAATGCTTTACCACCAATAGCTACATTCTCTTCCC